AGCTCACTGGAGGACATCTCTCCGTCTAGTCCTATAAATAGGAAACTCATCTCTCTCCTTTTAGTCTTCCTGGTCTCTCATGATTGTAGCTTCTAGCTCTTCCGCTAAGTATGGGTAGGCTAGGGCTTCCATGATTGACCTGTTGGCTGCCTCCGATTTAAGGGCTTCGATGATCCTTTGTCGCTCAGCTTTCATGCCTGCCAATACGCCTACCTGGAAGCCCTCTTCCCAATTCATCATAGCTCACCTATGTCAAGATACTGAACAGTTGAGTCTTGGGTATCCTCTGCTACCAACTTGTTGACCTCAGATGTATTGCCTAGGTCCTTTCTTAAAGCCCGTATGATTCTTAGTCTTTCGTCTAAGACTCCAGCTTCGTAAGCTTTCTTTAAGTCATGAGCATCAAAGTGAGACATCTCAGCCTCCTGACATCATTACAAATAGAATGAGTGCTGGTAGCCATACCACACAGGATATTAGCAAGAATCCAACACCCTTGTTGGCCGTGTTCTCTGCCTTGTGGAATTCCCACTCCTGGGACTGTAGCGTTCTTTTACTTTTCATATCTATATTATAGCAAAAGTGCTATACTATGTCAATGAACAATAACTTTAGATACCTGCTATCTCCTGACAACATATACAAAGTGACTATAGAGGATTATGATGGCTTACCATTTACCATTGAAGTATCTGGACAAGAGATCTTGGATCAAATTAGAAGGACTTACCTTTTAGATAAAGCTCTTGACAATCCCCAGGACTAGTGGTAAAATATCTACTATGGATGAAATTAATAATACAGAATCAGAGAAACTGAAGGTTACTGAGGCTGCTATCGAAGACTTGCAAAAGTTCTTAGCTACTGCTGGACGTAACACTACCCAAGAAACCTTGGAAGCTTGGCAGGCTGGGTACATATCTGGAGTAAACCGAACGATGGGAATTGACCTTGGATAAGGAATCAAGCAAGGCAGACCTAGTTAAGGCTGTTAACGAAGATGTTAACCTTTACTTATCTTCTGGGGAACGTGAAAACATTACCGAAGAGGAAATGGTTGCATGGCGTTCAGGATACATCTCTGGCTATACCAGAGCAAATGCGAACAAGGAGTAGATTGAACTTTCAAGCAGAGTCTAAACGAGCTGGAGATGAATTTGAAGCGATTGTTGAGCAGCACCTATCAAAGACCTCTAAGATTACAGCCAGAAACTATGAAATCCCTGAAACGGGAGTTGAAGTTGATTTTGTTGCGGATAACAAGGTACGCACTGAGTTTGTTGAGGCTAAGGGTGGTAGGTCTGGTGGCAAGAAAAGACCAGGAGCGGAAAGAACCGATAACGTAAAGAAGGCTGTAGCCAATGGAGCAATACTAAAGGCTGTTGATCCTAATACTTATTACGTTGTGTATTTTTCTGCACCTCCAAAGACTGGCAGCTATGCAGATAATATGATAAAGATAGCACTGTCTGCTAAATACATAGACGAAATCCGTTATCTATAATTAGATACGGTAAGGATCCCCACAGCTATAACAATAGTGTGTGGGGTTTTCTTTGTCCATCTTTGTTCCTCCAAGAGCGATGATGTCTTGCTGAGCCATCTCAACCATGTGAGTGGTAGGGAATCCATAGATTACTGGAGCCATATCTTTTGAACAGACAGGGCATGGGTGAGTGTTGTAGTTCATAAGATTAATTATAACACGATTATAATGAGATATGCTCTCAATTCATCACTTTTACAAAAAATGTTTAATAAAACTTTAAGGCATTGATCACCAGGAACTGATGGTTACGATGGGCACTCATCGCTGTGCCACTTAACTTCGTAGTCAGGGTTATCAGTAACCCAGAATAGCATAGAGTACCTCTCCTGACTTATGGCCTTTACCTCATGGTCTAGGTTTTCCCCCTGTGATGGGAAGCTAACCATTGAGCCAGCAGGTGGCTTAATCCCAAACCCTAAGCTTACAAACTCCAACTCTCCATCTGTTGGGTTTGCATTAAGATAGCAGATCACACTGTACTTAAACTGTGGGTTCATTCCAGAGTGAGAGTCATGATGAGGTCCTACAAAGCCACCAGCGTCTTGCTTAGCTAGCCAGAAGGAGTTGATGAAGAGATCTGAGTCATCGTTGTACAGCTTTTTAAGATGCTCAGTTACCTTCTTGAAGTATGGTCTACATGTTTTTTCGATATCCTCTACCCCACGTATGTCGTGAGGAGACGTATCCCAGAATATTTGATCTTTACCAAATCTAATGGCATGCCTGTCTGGATTGTTTTGGAATTCATAGATTAAGAAGTTATCTATATTATTATCTATCCAGGCACTGATCTCCATGGAGTCCTCGTATGATACGAAGGCCAGGGTGTTAACTATTCCATTACCGTAATCTTTAATCATGTAACAATTATACCATGTCAAGTATTCTGTTATAATAAAGTCATGGAATTAAAGAAAGAAATTATAACTTTATTCGAGGATGACTTCTGTAGAATAAGCATGATAGATGGAGATGGTGACATCGTAACCCTCTCTATCTCTAGCTCACCAAGGATAGGCGAAGACTTCTCAAGTGAAGAGTTCATTAAGACCTCAACCAAAGATGGTAAGGGTGTATTCTTAATAGACAAGACCAACTCTTTTGGCAACAGGCTGGATTGGGATGTCGTTATAGATACCCTATCTCCACACCTGGTAGATAAGGACGTGAGGGCTGTGGGGTTCTGCTTAGGAGGCTTCCTAGCTACCGTTCTTTCTAAGCACTTTAGGATCCATTCTGTAGTGGCGATAACCCCTCAGTACAGTGTGATGCCAGAGTACATGCCTGAAGATAGCTTTATGTTAGGAATGTATACCAATAGCATTACGGAGTGGAAGATACCTAGTCTCGAAGGATACTTCCAGGAGGATACAAACTACTATGTTTTTGCCAGCTGTGAGGCTGATGACAAGATCCAGATAGCTCACTTCCCCATCCAAGACAATGTGTTCATCTTTGACTTTGGAGATGATTACGATCACGGTTTGCCTGGTCAGCTAGGAATAGACCTGGAAACACTTGTTGAGGCTTGCTTTGAGCATGAGCCATGGGTTGTAACTGATTTTATAGAAGACCATTACGCATAAGAAACTATCTTAGACTCACTAATCATAGATAGGTGCAGCTCTTCATGCCTTACAGTCACAAGGACTACATCAAAGCTGTTAGATGGCTTTACAGACTTAGTTGTTCCGTAAGTCTTAACTACTTCGTCATGCCACTTGACATCATACCCAAGGTGCTTCATTAGGTTATATATCTGACTACCTGAAGAGTTCCTGGTGTCATCAGTATTAGCCTTATATGACATACCTACAATTAAGATCTTCTTATCCTGTAGTCCGTTGAACTTCTTATTAAGATCATCTACAATCTCATTAGGCATTGAGTCATTAATCTCTATGGCTGTTTCGAGAAGAGTAATTGGTACTCCAAGTTCCCTCATATGGTTAGACAAGAACTCAGGATCAACTGGGATGCAGTGGCCACCAGCACCAGCACTAGGATAGAATGCTTGAAATCCAAACTCCTTAGTACTTGCCAACTGAATGACTTCACTTGAATCTATCCCAGCAGCAAGGCAAGACCTAGCAAACTCATTGACAAAAGATACATTAAGAAGCCTGTAAGAATTTTCCAGAAGTTTTGCTGCCTCGGCAACTCTTACGTCGCTGGCGCTTACAACTTTCTTAATAAACTTAGTATAGAAAGCCATAGCTGCTTTTAAGGCTAAAGGCGTAGCTCCTGATACAACCTTAGTAGTATTACTAATGTTATACTTCTCAGAGCCTGGGTCAATTCGTTCTGGTGAATAGGCTACTAAGACTCCTGCTTTAGTTAGTGGTGGGAAGAAGATCTTTTCGGTTACCCCTATTCCTACCGTGGACTCTAGGATAGCTAGAGCCCCCTCTTTTGCTACAGAAGCTATCTCCTGCGCTGCTTTGGCTACGTAGTCTTCTCCAGATAATGGAGTAGCCACACATACGATAAAGACGTCAGCGTTCTTTGCATCATTGATGTCTGAGGTAACGGAGTACCCAAGGTCATCTGACATTATGGGTAGTAGAACACTTTTGCTCTTTTCTACACCTATAACACTAAAGCCTTTGACTTTTGACACACGGCTCGCCAGTGCTTGTCCAACGTAACCAAGCCCTATGATCGCAACTTCAGTCAACCTATCCCTCTTGATCTATCTTATTCATAAAGTGCTCCAATTGTTTCAGGAAATGCATCCCTGGTCAGGTCTAGAACAGCTTGGGCATACTTTTGGATTTCCCATTGAGCGTCGTTAGGCATTCTCTGGTCAAGGAATGTTAAAACTCCCTGCAGAGACACCGTCCAACGCCATCTAACGTACATACCATAAGCTGGAAGAAACAGTCGGGCAATCTCTGGAGCTACACCATCATTCATGGCATCGTGATACGCCTCTGTTCCGCTTACAACGGTCTCGCATAGACGATCGAAGTACTTTTGACCTAACTCAATGTCTAGGGGCTCACCAGAGCCCTGCTTACTATTCTCTGGCTTACTCCTCCACTCATTAGGTAGAGGAATATAGAACTTTTCTTCTTCTGTAATGTAACGCCTAGAGGACTCGTTCCAACCATTCTGGTCGTCAATATGACTAGAGGCTACTGCGTACTTCCACCATTGCCTAGCAACAAATAGTGGAGCATAGACCTCAAAGGTTAGTGCTGCGTGTCTAAACGGAGATGTGTGACCCTCACGCAATAAGAACTCAATTAGCCTAGCTTCTTTGTCTGACCACTCTGCAGCTTCCTTGTCATAAGAAACTCTTGCTGCGTTTACCGTAGCCAGATCATCTCCTAGCACATCTACAAGACGCAAGTATCCCTCGTCTAACACCTTTATCGGTTCTGGCATGGTTCTAATATATGTAGTCATTAATTATCCTAACACCGCATAGATTTCTCTGTATGGGAGGATAGTGTATGTCTTAAGATCATGCTCTACCTCGGTACCAGCAAACTTTGAGTAAGCTACTTTGTCTCCTACCTTCAGGTCAAGGTCAAGCCTTGAGCCATCGCTGAATACAGTACCTGGTCCAACTGCTATTACGATTCCCTCGGTTGGAGAATCCTTGCTTGTATTAGTTAAAATAAGTCCTGATGAAGAGGCTACTTCTGCTTCTACAATCGGCTCTACAATTACTTTATCCTCTAATGGTCTTAACATTTAGTACCCTTCATCGTGCTCTATGCCGTGCTTAGTGTCAATGTACTTGTGCGCTTTACGCAAAGCAAATCCTCTTGTAATAAAGAAAGTTAGGGCTACGAAGATACCATTCCAGAAAAACTCTGCAACAACATGCTCAAAGCCAAACATCACCTCTAGGAGACCATCGACTCCACTATGCTCTGCATGCTCTGCGATATCTAAGTGTTCTGCATGCTCACCATGGTCATCGTGGCTATCAGTAAATATATTCATTAGTCTTAGTCTCTCGTTAAGGTTATTTGTGTAAGGTTTCTATTATATCTTAAAGCTTACTTGCTGTCAAGCAGCAATCATGGAAAGTCTATCTGGCTGGAAGCCTGACCAGGAATCCTGACTGGTTACGACAACAGGAGCTGCACTAAAGCCCAACCCCTTTATGTACTCATAGGCCTTAGAATCAGTGCTGAGATCCACTGTATCATATGGTAGGCCATTCTTTGTTAGAAATCGTTTTGTTGCATCACACTGAACGCAGGATGGTAATGTGTAAACTGTGGTCATGCTTTGGGGCTCCTTCTTAAGTAATATTCTATTATAGTTGTTGTTTGCTATAAAGCTAAGGGTTTTTTATTACATTTTGGTAACATTAAAACGTAATTATTGATTCGATCTCTGGACAATAAAGGTATGGGATCCCAGACTGAAGACATGTTCTTATAGCATCGTCCATTGTTTGAACCAGAGTGTCTCCAGCTAGATTAAACGATGTATTTAAGATCATAGGAACACCCGTAAGGCTGTCAAACTCACTGATTAAAGCATGATAGTTCGGGTTCTGACTCTCATTAATGGTCTGTATCCTAGAAGTCCCGTCGTTGTGCATTAACCCTGGGATAAGTGCTGCGGTCCCGTCCTGGGAGTCAACAGCATACAGCATATAGGGGCTAGACTTTAGTGTGTACATGTCAAACCACTGAGATGCCTTCTCTTCAAGCACAGTGCCTCCAAAAGGCCTAAAGCTCTCACGCTTCTTGATCATGTTGAGAACATCTCTTGCATCTCTGTCTCTTGGGTCATAAAGTATTGACCTATTGCCGAGGGCCCTTGGTCCAGCTTCTGCTTTGCCCTGATATATGGCGACCACGTTTCTCTCGGAAAGAAGCTTTGCCACGTCTTTGGGCGAAGCCTGTACGATGTCTCTTATGTCTCTCGAATCAAATCTGTGGTCGGCTGGGCCACTAAGGTATAGGGTCTCAAGCTCCCTTATATCGTGGTCTCCGCTAAGCGTGTGCCACCAATACTTTGCTGCCCCCAAGGCAGTTCCTGCGTCTGAGGAGTTAGGCTCTATGTAAAAGTTTGCATGAGGGAATAGCTTTAGCAGCTTGTAGTTATTCACACAGTTAAGGAAGTATCCTCCAGAGAGGCAAACGTTATCGTGTTTTGAGTTATCTAATGCTTCTCTAACTAAGTTAACTATGGGGATTAGAGAGTCGTTCTGAATCCTAAAAGCCAGGTCCTCGTTAGACATCCCATGTGTAAATATTCCTGGGTTAGCATCGTCTTCTATAAAAGCTCTTGGATCCTCCTTCTGGTCTACCCCGTATGCCGATAGACCCATGACCTTGCCTGCTTGGTGATAGTCTCCAAAGATATCAATACCAGCCTTACTAAACATCTTGCCAATGCTCATATCTGCGTCGTGGACCTTGACTTCATACTCAGTAGGCAATGGGCTAGCACATGGAGAAAGGTAGGTCTTGTCTGCCAGCTCTCCAGAAAGCTGCTGGTAGTTGAGTAGGGTATGCTGCTTGATTACTTTTTTTAGCTTTACGTCAAAGTTGTTATATTTTGCAGAGAAGATAGTCTCTGTCTCTCTATATAGGTATTCATCATCGATAAAGGCTTGGCCAGCACCGTCTACAACCAAAACTGAGGCCTCGTCGAACCCTGAGTTGTAGAAGGCTGCTGCTGCGTGGGCTAAGTGGTGATCTCTCATGAAGTGAATCTCTGGCATGACATAGTCCTCAAAGTGATTGAGCTTGCCATGTGCTCCCATTAAGCTTGCAAAAAGGTCTTTTACTTTTATCTCATACGGTGTTGCAGAGGTAAAGACGACGTGGGTAGGGTTAAACTTCATACCAGCTACGAAGCTATGAATTACCCCAGTGGTATGCTTCTCGTGAGTGACTCTCTCTTCTTCTTGGTAGAAGACAACCTTGCCCTTATCTAAAACACAGACACTTCCGTCATGTGATAAGTTCACGCCCATGATTATCATTTGATTACCTGGTTACCGACAGCGAACACTTCTGCATACTTGGTGTCAAGGTATGAGCCTCGCCATACGTCATGGTGCATGACTCCTCTTACCCATTTATTTGGTATGTTGTCGTATGCCTTGACGGCATTGAGCTTGGACTTGTATGACCATGAACCAATGTCAATATATAGGTCTGGTGTAAAGTGCTTATATTTTAGGTTGTATGGGTGAGCAGACATGTACCATAGGTCCATAGGTTGCTTCCTGGCTAAAATATTTCCTATTTCATGACATGCCTGGTGGTCCTGGTGCCAGTCTTCGTTCCAGTGCGTTATGATTAAGTCCACTGTAGAAAAGTCAACCATTACCTCTAACTCTTTGATTACATTTTTGTCTACTTTGACTGAGTTGGACATGGAAAATATGATAGGATCTATCCCTAGATAACCTGATGCTCTATTTAGATACTCTAGGTGAGGAACCCCCCCTGCCATGACTATGCTAGTCACCTTATTACCATCTTCTACAAATTTTGCAACTGTTCCTCCGCAGGACATCTCTAGGTCATCGGGGTGAGCAGAAAGGATAACTATATGTTTTTCTTTTAAAGTCTGCATATCTAAAGTATACCACTAAAACTTATTTTTGTCTAGCAATGCCTTGGCACGTGTAAACTCAAAGAAAGATCTGTTTGCTGACCAGAAGTCGTCTGGAGTTCTTTCTGCGTTGGGGATTGCGTATGGCCCCGTATTATATATATAAGCCATCGTCATGTCTTCATCACTGTCGTCGATCTCTGGAACTGCCCCAAACTCCTTGGCCTTTACCTGATCAATTGACGCAACATAGATTGAATCATCGTGGGTCATAAGGTCCTGATGGTATTGGTAAGTGTCCCAACCTGAAAGGTAAGCCCTATAACCAAGGTATGCCTGCTCCTGATTGTATTGAGACCTAGAGTCTAGCCCCACCTCTTTGATAAACCTACCGTCAAAGAATATCTGCCCTACCCTCATAAAGGAAATCTTTTCTATCTCCTTTTCTGGTATGTACCTACCATTTACTGGTTGGGCAGCTACATTAAGAGGAAGCTTTGTGGAAGTCCTTTGCTCAATTCTGAACCTAGAGGACATAGCCTCTTTTCCGTATAGCCCTAAAGGAAACACTATAACTTTGTAGGTCTTAGTAGACTCCTGCAATTCTTTTATGACAGATACGAGTTTTGTGTCCCAACCTTGAGTAAATTGCATATGAGAGTCTATCATCAAGAAGTAATCTTCATCTTTAAAAAGTTGAGAGATCTCGTAACGCACTTTGACTATTCCAGGCCTAGTTCTTGGATTCCAGGAAAGGATCCTTAGCTGACTCTGGGGAAGTGAAGATAGGTCTGGTAATTCTTCGTACTGCAATCCCAATCCAAAAACCAAATCTTCGGGGTTGTCTGACCTCTGAAGAGCTCTCTCGATTGTTCTCACCAGAGTTGGGTCTTGGTATGAGGCAATTGATATAAAGATACTCATAACAGGTCCCTGATAATATCACCGAGGCTGAACTCTGGGCTCCAGCCTAAAGCCTTAAGCTTGCTGATGTCTGGCACACGCCTGCTAATCTCTGTATATCCAGGGTACACCTCCTCATACTCCTTGTGCCTTACGTCTGAGTGGGAGTTCGACATCCTTATCACAGTTGAGGCAAGGTTGTTTATGGAGACCTCTGTTGGGTTTCCTACGTTATACACTTCCCCTATTTTACCCTTTAAGATAATTTCACATATTCCTCGGACCGTATCTGATACATGACAAAAAGACCTTGTCTGCGTTCCATCGCCATATACGTAAAGGCTATTATCGTTTTTGGCAGCATGAATAAACCTGGGCATAACCATCCCATACTCTCCAGACTGTCCTGGGCCAGCGACATTGAATAGCCTGCCTATCTTAACTTTTAGTCCGTGTTCTTTTGCGTCTAGGAGTAGCAACCGCTCAGACATGGACTTGGACTCTGCGTATCCCCAGCGGTTATCTCCCGTGCCTCCCAGTATCCTTGTAGAGTCTTCCCTCAATGGGACGTCTGGGCAAAGACCATAGACTTCGGAAGTAGAGGAGAAGAACAGTCCTGCATTGTACCTGAGGCATAGAAGAGAAACTATCTCTGTAGCCTTTAGGTTGTTCTGCATTGACCCATAGGGATTAAAGATACCCTGCTTCATACCTGCTAAAGCTGCGAGGTGAACTACGTAGTCCGCCCATTCAAAATGAGAAGAGACGTCATCCTCCAACAAGCTTTGACTAATAAGACTAACTCCTATAGGCCACTGAGAAGTGTCTACATTTTTCTTGTTATCTAAAGCTCTAACGCTATAGCCTAAGTTATGGAGCATTCTTACAGTATGCATACCGACAAACCCTGCAGCACCAGTTACCAAAATGTTTTTCACAATTACCATTATACCTCAGAAGGTGATGATATACTAGACCTATGGACATTTTTAGTGCAAAAGAAGAAAGCAAAATATTCGTAGATAGGGGGTTGGCAGAAGTCCTTCCCTCATGGTCAGATTTTGAATCCTTGTTTGATGCTGCTCAGGGAAAAGAATCGGTTAACTGGTCATCCTTTGCGACATTTAATGTAGACAATGCCGAGGCTCTGACGGAAGTCTTTGATGACCTCTTATCCATGGCAAACGAAAGGCACTCTGGAGATCTAATAGCTGTCTTGGCTATCACGCACTTTGAGAACAGCGTTAACAATTCGATCCCAGCAGAAGCCGATAACTTCTACCAAAAGTTTACATCATCTAATCCACAGAAAAAGCCCAGAGACTTTGACCCAACCATGATGTCTGCGACAATTCACTCTGACCCTGTAGACGGAATGTTCTTCCAGTGTGTTGGAGAAACTCTGTGGACAGCCTATTACGGAGAGGTAGAAGAGTCTTGGACTATCAGGCCTGGTGACATGGTTTACATTCCTAGTGGGGTCGTTCATAGTGTTAAAAGTTTAATGCCCAGATGTTCCATATCTATAGGTTTTAACGACTGACAATGATATAATTATAACATATGTCCATATTCTCAGAGTTTCAGGCCTACAAAGAGTCGGTTGGGTGCTTTGACTGTTTAGTTAAGTACCCCCATTACATCCTTGAGTTTGATCACAGGCCAGAGTTTAAAAAAATAGACATTGTCTACAGGGTATTGAAGAAGTTTGGACAGGAAGCAGCTTGGAATGAAGCAAAGAAGTGTGACGTTGTTTGTTCTAATTGTCACAAAGAAAGAACTTACGAGAGAGATATGAGACTAAAAAAATGATTATTGTAGACAAAGACTTTGGGGACAAAGAGCTAAAAGATGAGCTTTCAGACGCAATCCTTGGTTGGGATCCTAAGTTTCAGTGGGTCTTTGCCCCTGCTAGCAACATGTCAGACATGAATGGCCATAATGCAATGCTAGACGATATGGTTTATGAGCATCTCATGTTCGTTTCTCTCGTAGGTCCAGGACATCCTTACAGGAAAAAGATTGTAGAACTATTTAATTCTTTCATAATAAAGCATAAGCTTAAGTACACAGAGATAGCAAGAATAAAGATTAACATTGTACCAATGGCTGGTAAAGACAGTATTGGAAAATATCAGATGCCCCATGTCGATTTAAATGAAAAGCATAAGGTTTTCCTATACTATATAAATGACTCTGATGGTGATACTTACTTGTTTAATGAGACTCTTGGAGATACCCCTCCAGAAAAGTTTACCCTTGATCAGAAGATTAGTCCTGAAGCTGGCAAGGGTGTAGTCTTTGATGGTAACATTTTCCATGCTCCTAGTGCGCCAACCGAGTCAGCGTTTAGAGCAGTTATTAATCTTGACTTTGTCTAAAGATTTCTGTCAAACTCTTTGATCGTGTAAAGTCTTTTCCCAATCCTGCAAACAGTGACTTGTCATCTTCATGGTCCTCGTTGGCCATCAATGATCCGTCGGGCATACGGTGATATCCCTCTGGGGCATTATCTTCGTCTCCGCTGTATGACTTCGTTGCAGGTACACAGTTTGGGACTTGCTTACCGTTTGCTCCTGGCTTCATACCTCGTTGGACGTATCCATCCCAGCATGGGGACTGCTTATCTAAGTTTTCTGACATGTATATATTATATCATGACTCGTTAAGAGTTTTGGTGTATATTTTTAAGGCTTCTGGAGTACCCAAGTCATGCATCCGATCTACAAAGACTGGGGATATGCTTAACCCATCATTGAGGGCATACTGATATACGGGGGCAACGTAGTATTCCCCGTGGTAGCTGTCTCTAGCTGCAAACATTCTCTTTGCGTACCTTACGAAGTCACTACCTCTCTTCCAGTAATGGACTCCTGCTAGGGCATTATGACTAATCTCTTGTTTTTCTACAACTTTTACGATCCTATCCCCCACCACATCAGCATATGACCATCGGGTTCCAGAGGATTTAAAAAGAAGTAATGCCCCATCGGTAGTGATGTCTTTTAATATTGAGGAGTCCCATTCAACTATCTGGTCAGCATTAAGGATTACTAGTGGCACGTCGCTGTCTATTAGATCTTCTGCTAACATGGCACTCGTGGCTGGCCCAGATGTCGTTGATTCTACCTCGATGATCGTAGTGGGCATTCCCCAGTCAACTAAGGATAATCTAAAACCTTTTCTGGAGACAAGAATCAGCTCCCCTTTTAGACCTAGGCTTTCTAGGGCCAGCTGATACATTGGCTTGCCATCGATTATGATTAAGGGCTTTGGAAGATTGTATTCACTATCAAAGAATCTAGATCCTTCTCCAGACATCAGTAATAGGATGTTCACTAATGACCTATCTCTGTAAGAATCTCCCCTGCCCTAGTCAGAAATTGATCTACATGAGAAGTATTTTCGTAATGAATAGGACACATAGAAAGAAACAAGGATGCTTCATACAGCCTAAGAAGATCATAGCAGATTTCTTTTTCTTCTAAGAAAGAAATAAAAATATCCTTAAGCTCTTCATCTATTGCAATATCCTTCCCATGAACTATAAAGTCGTAACCACCAAGAATACTTTGGCTTAGCTTTGCTAGATCGTAGTATTCGTCTAAGTGCATGCTCTCGACGCCTCTGGGGTCGATGAAGGTTGCGTCTTCAAGAATATTGGAGAAGCATAGGTCTCCGTGAGATAAGACAGTTCGGAAGGTTTTTCTTTCCTTCATGAATAAGCTTTCAAAAGCTTTTCTTATTCTTGCTACGTAGTCCTCGGTGAGGGTGTCATACTTCCCAGATGATAATATAGATAGTTCCTCTGACCTTGCCTTAGCTTTATTTACGATTAGGTCATGAGATTTAGAAAATAGCATTGGGAGCTCTATCTCTGTATAAGTCTGTGACTTGAACTCATCTATTCTTGGGAAAAGGCCTTGCACCATGTTATACGTCAGAGTGTCGTGGGCATAATGATGTCCAAAGTCGTTGCCTGGAATTAGGTTCATGATGTAACTACAGGAATCAAGACCTTCTTTAAAGTCTCTTCCTACTGCAAAGAAGATATGGTAGGTCTCTGGGATCTCTTGGTAGTAAGCATACTCAGATTTGAGCTTATCTACGTTGGTGGATGTTTTTGTTACTATAAAATCTTCTACCGAGATTTTTGTGAAGCTTCTAGTTATATATTCCATAAGACAAGTATACACCACAAGAGTCCACGAACTAACATTCTAGTGACTTTCTTAAAAAAAGATTATTTTCTATTTTGTCTACAATTTCGCTACCGTGTCTTAGACTAGAAGGAATAGCTAGATAGTTCATCCCCATTGCGTAGGCCAAGGTGGAGTAGTGAGGGTGATAGTCAACCATTGGGGACCCATTATCTGAAGTTGCCAATGGGGTAGCTATCTCTAAGACTAAACCTCCCCTTTTCATGAACAAGGCATTCCACAAGCCTGCGCCTGTTACTCCTGCTATCACTTTTGCCGAGGCAAAGAACCTAACCTGATCCTCATAGGACTCAAACTCCTCTGCATAAACAATGACAAACCCCAAGGACTTAAAATATTCTTCTAGCAGCTTCTCATTGTAAAGCCTTACATCGTCAAGGATGAAAGAGTTATCTTCGTGTGGACTATTCTTGACACTCACATCTCTTGGTGTGGTCTTTGACCTGCTGACATAGATTTTCTCTGTGGGGTCTGCATGGTCAGTTACGAATGTAGATCTAAAAAGTTCTGAGGTTAACCTGAGTCCAAAGAACTTCTGCAAGAAACCTTTGACATCCCCATGAGGTGACCTGGAGGGGCTAGATATTACGAAGTTGTCTATTGATACCCTGGTCTTCTCGCTTGCTGTAATGTAACTAACTCTATGACCTTGCAATACTAAGGCTTTTTCGAGAGAATCAAATAGTGAGTTATTCCTTAGCAATCCTTCTCTTAGATTATGAAACTTAGCCTTTTCTATTCCGTTATCAACGAAAACAATCTCTGAACTGGGGAACCAGGAGGCCATTCTGAGTAAATCCGAAAGGGTGTCTTCTATTATGTGGCTCACGGATGGTGCTATTACCGAAACTATCTTTACGTCTTGCCCCAAGAACGTATAGTCGTATGGCTCAAAAGAATCTTTCTTTACGTCACTGATAATCACTCCCTCAGTAGAGGATAAGTAAAAGAGCTTATTCATGTTAAAGGTTAGCTCTTTTTTCATGATATTCGGGGATACGTGATCTGGCCTAGGATCATTGTACTTTGGCTCATGATAAGGGGTTTGCCTGTGAAGTGTCATTACTCAATCTTTCTTAAGTTTTAGACTTACGTCTACCTCTTAGTCTAGCAGATTATAGGATAGAAATGTCCCCATACAGCAACCATGGCGTAACCCGATATAAAAATGGTAACTAGTCATCCTAAAGTGGCTAATCCTTGCCCTGTATGAGGACTATTCTATTATAGCATAAGAAAAGACGGACCACAATAGTGATCCGTCAATCTTAATCTTTAACTGTTTACTTGGTAGGGACAGCTTTTTTTGATTTTGCTGCTGCTGCTAGCGCCTTCGCTGCTAAGGCTTCTTTTCTTGCGAGTGCTTCAGATGCTTTCTTGGCTGCAGTGGCAGCTTTTGCTTCTGCTGCTAGCCTCTTGCTTACCTCCATGGCCACGCCCTCAGCGATGCGACCAAACGCAGGGTCCTTGGTATTTAGGTAACGAATTAGTGTTGGAATTGCTGCTGCCCACACACCGTTAGCCACTAGTAGCCACTCCCCTGTGCCAAAGGCGATTGGGGACGTTACTCCAACGTTTGCCATTGTAGTTGTTGTCAATGCTAGGAAAACTCCTAACAGGTTACGAAGATATGATTCAATCATAGCTTTATTCATTTGTTGTCTCCTTGTTTTTTATTTGAGTCTTCTTCCGTTGGAAGAAAATTTTGTAGCTCATTATAGGACTCGAGGATTTTAGCTTTGTCATTTGCTTTCATGGCTTTGACTAATCCCTGAATAGCCTGCTGGACATTCTCGATGTAAGTAAATGACCAGTCACGTGAATCTGATAAAAACTTTACGAAACCATCTGTTTTTTCAAGCTTTGCTTGGGCTTCTCGGTCGTTAGCCTTGCCTAGCTCATCCATCAAAAGAAAGCTTCTAGACATCTCTGCCTTGATCTCTTCCCTGGATTTATTAAGCTTAAGCTTTATGACAACGAATGCGGATGTCAACGAGGCCACTAAAGTTATGGCCGTGGTCTGTAAGATGATATCTATCATGATATACCTTCGTCAATAGCAGACAACAACGAGTGCTTGTCTATCTGATCTTCAAGGTTATTTACTATCAAAAGAATTCGCTCTCTTTCTGTCTTGGCTCCATGGTTCAGTAACGAGGTCACAACCTCTACCTGGGCTTCACTTAACTCTTTGCTCATAGCTCCTCCTTCCCACCTTCTCTGATAAGCAGCACAATAGCACCGTTATCCTCTAGGGCTTTCTTAACCCTAGACATATACTCTATGGCAGATCTCTTTAGGTCTGAGGGTAGCTTCATAAAAACTTTCTCTTCTGCTGCTATTGTCAAGAAGTGCTCGTTGTCCATCACCTTAAGGGAAAAACCCCTAGGGCAGTGGCTGTCTAGAGATCTGAATGCTCTCTTCATTTCGGAAGTATACATCCTATGTCCCATCCATCGTCAGCTTTTTCCAGACCTGCGCCCAAGCTTTTTTATTACGATGCCTGCCGAACTCTCTAGATATTTTACCTTTCTCAAGGTAGATACCTCCCCAGACTCCATACTCCTTGTTTGATATTCCATTAGCAAAGCACTCACGCCTTACTGGACAAGCAGCACAGACGTTCTCTATTGCTGGACGTAGCTGTTCATTCTCTTCGTACTTATCAAAGAATAAGTTAACATCATAAGCTTCGCAAGCTGCGCTGTCTTTCCATGCGTTCTTATCTGCCATTAGCCCACAAGCTTATCTGGGATCTTCCATCCGTTCTCCATAAGCTTGAACCTATTCTGAAGGTACCACCTATTTTTCACGAACACTCCGCTAGGAGACTTCCATGCAGTTGCTGCAGGAACCCTCTTTACTACGTCCCAACCGTCCCAGGCGAGGCTCCTGTTGCTCTTTACTATGTTATCCATTTGCTTCAGTGATGAAATTATCATCTTAGTCACCTATTACTATTTGGTTATTTTTTTATATATTCTGAACATATCCGTTCAGAGTTCTTTAATACTGACGATATACTAAATTATCCATGTCTTTTCTATTGCATAGCTCTATAATCTCTGGAAGAGGCTCTTTAGGCATAGCAAAATAAATCATGTACTCGATTTCAGGCAGGTGGTCTTTAATCCATCTAGGAGGAACCTTGATTAGCTTAGACTTTACTCCGTGAGATCTCAAGGTGTCTTCGGATATGTTTAGGAAGCCTCTCGCCATGTCGCTGATTTTCATTGGCCCTGCAGTAAACACCAAGAACTCTTTGTCTTCTGTTTTGCTTAAAGCGTTAAGGGCTGTTCCCATAGCTCGCAGAAAGATTTCATAGCTGTCAAAAGCCTTGTTTCCCTGGATCGCTATCTTCACCGTTGTACCTCTCTGTCAGCTTGTCAACAACAAACATTATCTTATCTAATTGTACCTTATCTAACACCATAGTGTCAATAGGCTTAGCTGTATTCTGGTCCATATCTCCGTTGACTACATCTGCTGTATATAGAATATGCCTATCTATCCAGTAAGCTTTTGTCTCTACGATCAGGATTCTGATGGCCTGGCTGTCGTGGAAATCGGTTGCCTGTGTCTTTAGCAAAGGGGCCTCTTCGTCAGACATCCACTTTGAGCTATACCCTGCGTCAACAAGTGTCTGATGCTTGTGGCTTTGATAAGTTTTAATCTTAAGCGGATATACTTGTGAGTCCCAGATGGCCCTGCTTATAACCTTGTAGGACAGGAAGATAGCTAGGCTTGCGCTGATTGAACCCATTAAAAAATCCATAATATTTATCCTCCATAACTATTATACATTATTTTACAGACCATTTTCCAGAACACGTTTAATGTGGTTTAGAGCTGTGCGTAGTCTATCGGGCAATGCGGAGATCATCGCTTCGTCGTAAGCCGAGGAGGTCAGGCTCACAGCAGGGTTTGTTAAAGCTATATCCATATCTATAAAGCCCTTAAGCCATAGGGTGTCAATCTCCTGCAGGAATAGTTCATCTAACGTACTTTTAAAATCAGGGAAGAGCTCGTGCATCTTCTCAGTGAACTGATAAAGGAACTCCCCGCTCTCGTCAACGCCTACCACTTCTACTGCTCCGTTTAAGATCATTAGGTCTATGTCGTTCATAGCTTCTTCTCCCACTTAGTTTTCACCCTGGAGACGATTCTCTACGAGCCTGGATCTCTCGTCTAAAAACTCAAATCCGAACTTAATCATTTTTTCATAGCCTGTGGGGCTAGACATTATCTTTTCATAGTGGTGGACGCAGAAGGTTAGGTCCCCTGATACCCCCGTAACTTGTATATAAGCTTGGGCTGAGCAATCAGAGTCGCAGCGGTCATTGGCAGTTAGCGTGTATGTTTCTGGGGTCTCTGTAGTTATCATACTACTATTGTACCTTAGGTTAATCGCATTTGCAAGCTATTACAAGACTCTTATGTCTGAGTAATCCTCTTTGATAGAGTTAATTGCCGTGGACCTAAAGTCTAGGATGTCTGGTTCGTATCCTGCAACGTCTGTATAGGTTAGTCCGTTGGATTGCATTCTATAATGTATTTTTCTATAATGAAAGTTGCAAGACCTGTTGACGAGAGCTTTGTTACAATACAAGAAGACTAGAGCATCTTTGCCACAGGAGAAGCACTTTAAGTCTGGTCTTGGAATCTCTGGGGAATTTGCAAAGTCTTCCATAATCTTCTCTTCGTTGGATACAACTACAGAAAAGACTTCATTTCTTTCTTGTTCAGATATAGACAAGGCCTGATAGAAGTAGTGGAAGTCACATAGGTAGCTTTCTCCCTTGGTTCCATTCTTGTAGTAGTAACTGGGAGCTGAGCAATAACTACTTAGTGGAGAGTCCTGACCCATAAGGTCATACTTCTCTGGCAAGAACATCATGGGATCAAAGGATTGGCAAACAGGCCAATGTTCAATACTACTTATCTGTACTGTAGAATCCACTGCCATTGAATTTTACTCCTGGAGATGAAAATACTCTCATCATTAGTGACTTACATGATGTACAGAAAATTGGCTTCTCAGCCTCTAGCATAGATCTGGCTATGACTTTGCCGATGGAGCAGTCTGGGCAAAGATATTCGTAGGTTGCCAAGTAATTGTCTTTCTGTTAGGAAAGCTTAATCTTCTGGCCGATGCTAATAATATTAACATTCTTTATTCCGTTAAGCTTTTTAAGAGTAGCTACTGTTGTCTTGTTTGCTTTTGCAATTTTAGACAGAGAGTCTCCACTCTTAACAGTATACACCTTATTGGCTACTTTTGCAACCTTTGGCTTTGCAACTTTCGGAACTAGAACAACCTTGACCGTCTTGACTGCTGCTCTCTCTGGAGAGGTTGAGGAGGAGGTTCTCTTGGCTGGCTCGTGGACAGCTACTGGGGCCACTGGATCAGTTTCTGGAGTTGACTTATTGGCATAATTCTTAGCCTCTTCAGCAGCGTTCAGGGCCTTAATAAAGCCAACTGGCTCAACGAAGCCTTTACCATCAGAGGACCATCCGTGCTTCTTTCCCTTCCATATTTCAAAGTGTAAGTGCTTTCCTGTACTCATCCCCGATGTTCCCATTTTCCCTAGGACATCTCCAGCCGAGATTAGTTGCCCAACCTTTACCTGAAAAGAGTTGGGTTCAAGGTGTGCATACAGAGATGTATAATATTCTCCGTCTAAGTAATGCCTCAGGACTACGTAATAGCCGAAGCCTCCGCCAGCTGCGTTGGATTGACGTGCCTTGACTACACGGCCATTGGCGAAAGCCTCTACGTAGGTTGTGCCCCTCTTGAGGCTTATGATGTCCGTACCGTTATGGTGCTTCTTAGTCTTATGAATTGGGTGGATTCTCCAACCCATCTTACTTGAAATCTTCCAGTCTTTGCCGTATACGCCATCGATAGGCTGTTGATAAGTGTTAATAATGTCTCCTTGTTTATATACTAATTGTAGCACACTGGGGGCCCTACTCTTCCCCAGTTGACTCCTGGATCTCCTTTTGGCTGTGAAACCAGTGAGGCATTGAATATCTGGTACCATTTTGTGTGGCCATAACCTCATGTACGTACAGATAGTTTGATGGAAAGAAGACTATGTCTCCTACTACTGGCTTAATGACTACGTTTGACTGCCTGAATTCTATTTCTCCACCGTCGTAATCATCGTTTAAGTAGCTAACAGTTGAGATTAGACGGCTGCTGACACCAAGGTCTTGATGAGCTGGGAGGTGTCCACCGTCTTCATCATATCTGAGAATGCCGTCAAGCTGCTCCTCCCCTTTTACGGAAGCCCTTGCCCAGGGATATAAGGTAAAGTAGTGTTCTAAAGCAGTGTCTAGTGATCCGTAGAGTGAATCTGCGATCTCTATTAACTCTTTCCTATAGTAATCATTATCAGAAATATCCCTGTGCCTATATACATAAAACTTATGGTTGAATGGTTTTGGCATGTGATCATCCCACCAAGGTTCCCAGTCTTTTATCCTCGTGTAACTGTCTCCGTGCTCTCCAGCTACGAATCTTTCTGCAAGGCTATTAGCTAGGACTATAACCTTCCCTGCATTTGGAATCATCTTATGATATAAGACTAAGCCTAAGTCTAAGACTTCGAATTCTATGTTGCTCATTACCTTATCACCTTCTGGCCATAGGCCTTTTCCCATTCAATTATATCATGCTCGTCATTAAGTAGAGGCTGACCTTTTACGTTTAGGCTAGTGTTTAGAAGCATGGGGACACCTGTTCTCCTATAGAACTCTTTTATGAGGTCATAGAGACCTGGGTTTTGTTTACGGTTAATTGTTTGTACTCTGGACGTACCGTCATGGTGGACCACAGAGGGGACCCGAGAAGGCTGCAAGCACTTCACCGTGTACTGCATATAAGGAGACGTGGCTGGCAGATCAAACCACTCACTGGCATGCTCTTCTAGAACTACTGGGGCGAAGGGCCTAAATCTATCACGCTTCTTTATCTTATTGACCTTATCCTTTATATTAGGGTCTCTGGGGTCTGCCAGAATGCTTCTGTTTCCTAGGGCTCTTGGTCCGAACTCTGCTCTTCCATTAGCAACGGGGGCAACGCCCGTTGCAAGTATTGCTGCGAGGGCTGCTTTGACTGGGTACTTGCCCTTTAAGTTTGTTCCTAGGTACGGAGTCTTCCAGTCTAGGTGTTGTCCATACGCTGCTGCCGCTGCTCCTAAAGAGCTTCCTGCGTCACCAGGATTGGGCATGATCCAAACATTTGAGAAGATATCCCATAGCAGAGTGTTTGCTGAGGCGTTTAGGGCGCAACCTCCCATAAAGACCAAGTTACTTTTTCCAGTTTTCTTTAGAGCAAAAACCATAAACTCTCTCAGCCTGTCCTCGTAAACTTTCTGGACAGCTGCTGCTATGTTGAACTTGTCAGAGTCTGAGAAGACAGTCCCCCAGTCGTAGATACCCTTGTGAAAGCTGTATTTCTGTTTAAAGGCTTTGGGAAAATACTCTGAGACTTTGTCGTAATAGGTATTAGGATTCCCATAGGCTGCCATTCCCATCAAGATGTACTCTTCCTC